CCTTCTTCCCGTCGTCCGCTGTCTTCTTCAGGACAGCATTCTCGACCTCAGCTTTCGCCAGCCGGAACAACATCACCGCTCCCTCGTCGGAGTGGATGTGGCGCTCCATGCCGGGGTCGGCGTCGGCCATCGCTGCCATGTGCTGTGCGATCTCGTCAGTGAAACCAGGCTGAGAAGCGATCAGGTCCAGACGGTTACGTGCGTCGATGCCCGCTTTCAACTCCTGGAGCTGCGGGTCCATCACACCACCGTTCTGGGCCATCGCAGCCTCGACAGCCTTCTTCGCGTTGTACTCGTTGATCGCAGCCCACTTGGCGTTGTACTGCTCCTGAGTGTCGTCCTCTGTCGGGAAAGGCGGCGGTCCCTCGTCCGCTTCCGACTGCTGGGCCGGGCGTGCTTGGCGTGCCAGGGCTAGTGTTTCCTCCGCTTGCCTGCGGAGATCGGCTACCTCCTGGAACTTCTTGTTCACACCACGGACCATCTCCTTGTGGGTGGCCTGCAACGGTTCAGGGAGCGTTTCAGGGTTACCGTCCCACTCGAACGGCTCCTCGCTCTCTGTCTCGGGCTCATCCACTTCCTCCGTCTCGGGCGCTTCGGCCTCTGCGGGTTCAGCTTCCACCGTCTCGTCGGCTTCGGGCTCGTCGCCCACCGGCTCGACCGGGTCGCCTTCCGTCTTTGCCGCGTCCTCGACCAACTCTACTTCGTCAGTCACCGTGTCCTCGGCGGCTTTCCACGGGTCACCGATTTCGGCTTCGACCGTGTTGTCCACTTCGACCATGACAGTCCTCCTAGATCTCTGCTGCCTGCCGCTCAAGCGCGGGCGCCATCTCGTCAAACTTCTTGTCGATGGCACGCCCCATGCGCTTGCTCGACGCTGCCCGGCTCTCCCGCTGGACAGCTTCATGTGTCTGCACGTCGTCTTTTGCGCCGTGCTTCTTCGCGTACAGCATCTCCTTGCGGTGCTTCTGCAACTCAGGATCAGGCGTGTACGGCTCCAGTCCCCTCTTCTCCATCTCGTCCTTGCGGTGCTGCTTGCTCTTGACGTGGCACCCCAGCCCCTCATCCCAGTAGTTGTATGTGTACCCCACCGTCTCGGTCTGGAGTTGCGGGGCGTCAGCACGCCAGTCCCGGTTGTTCTTCACCGACAGCGCCTCGCCGCACATCTCGCACAGCGTCTCCTTGACATCGGCATTCGCGTCGAAATAGAACTCGTCGCGCATCCCGCACTTGCATCTCAAGGTGTAAAAAGCCATCAGGCCGCTCCTTGTGTTGAGAGCTGCTGCTTGCCCGCCGCGGTCTGGCTCACCGCGTCAGCCTCGTTCTTCGGGGGGTCAGCCTCGGGAGACTTGGGCTGCGGCGGCGCCATCAGCATCTGGATCTGCATCTGTGCAGCCTCGACGATGCCCTGGATGAAGTTCTCGTCCTTGATCTGGAACGTCGAACACCAGCCGCGGGCGATCACCTCGTTCGAGAACAACCACGGGTTCTGACCGGCGATGGTCATCAACTGCAACTTGTTCGCAGCGTCCATCTGACTGTCCACCGGGGCCATCTCCTCCACGTCCACGTCGTAGTCGAAGTCGCCGGAGATCATGTCCCGATCCACCAGCCCGACCCACGCCTGCCCGTCGTCGCCCACAAGCTGCACACAGCGCTCGACCGTCATGTTGGCGTCTAGGCTATCCCCAAGCTTCTTGAACGCCTCACGGATGGTCGCAGCGAGTTGAGAGCGGGCGAAATCGAGACGCACGCCCGTGTACTTGCCCAACTCGTTGACCTGGGTCGCCGTCTTGCTGCTGGCCACACCCCGGCTCTCGCCCGGCTGGCCGGCGATCTCGTCGAAGTCACGCGCCGTCATCTGGATGTTCGAGTAGATCGACTCGGCAATCGGGGGCGCCGTGAGCAGGGAAATCGACCCCTCGGTGTACGGCCCCTTCGGCCTGACCACGGCCATGTCCTCATCGCTCGTCAGGTTGTCGATCTGCTCTTGGTCCAAGTCCGCAGAGTCGGGAACGATCACCTTCCGGGTGCTCCGCTTCATCGCACGCTGCTGCATCTCGCGGGCCGTCGAATACTCGCCCTGCATGGGGACCAGGTCGGTTATCGGGGAACGCTGGTAGAACTGGTCGGTGACCTCGTTCGACCGGAAGAACACCAGCGGGCTGTGGGTCACGCCCGGAGGAGTCTCCACTTTCCGCAGATACTCGCCGTGGCCGTCGGCCAACACCAGATACTCGTCCTGCACGAAGTCGAAGATGTGGATCAGCCGGACCATCGCGTCCCGCTCTCGGGACTCGTCGTCCCAATCACCCGTCCACTCGTCGTCGTACTCGGGCTCCGCGCCCTCGATGCCCGTGTCCTCGTCCGGCTCCTTGCGGTAGCCACTCGCCGCAAGATCCTTGGTGTTGTCGAACAGCGGGTCATCCTTGACCTCGCTCAACGGACGCAACTCCTCCATCGCCACCCATCGGTGCTGCATGAAGTCGTTCTCGCCGTCCGGGTCGATGATGACCTTCCAGTAGGAAGTCCAGTCGATGCACCAGTCCTCCCATGCGGGGACAGATGCCCGACGAATCAGGTTGCCCTGTTCGTCCTGCATCGGCATCCCGTCCACCGGGGACGACACAAAATCTGAGAAGTCCAAGACGCCGTCTTCACCGACGGGAATCCTCTGCCCCGACTCGCGCTCGGGCGGCGTCTCGAACATTGGCTTGTACGCTATATTCAGGATTCCGTAGGCAATCGCCTCGGCCCTGACCAAGCGGGAGATGGTGGCCCCAATGCCAAACAAGGGGGCGCCGACGATGTCGCGCATGACCTTCTCACGCAACTGCGCTCGGACCACGGGACGGACCAGTACCTCGCCGGTCTGAGGGTCTTGCTTCGGCCTGCCGTTCTCGTCCATCACGGGCACTTGCACCGGGGCGTACCCGGCAGCGGTCTTGGCCGACACCTTCGGCATCGGGTTCTTGTAGGCCAGGGAAGCGCGGTGCGTCTTGATCCACGACCCGATCTTGTTGATCTGAGCCTCACCGTCTACCCACTTCGGGGCGGCAGCTTCCTCGTTCGCCTTCCACTGCTTCTTCTCGCGCTTGCGCCGGGAGAGCCCGCGGTTGATCTGCCGGTTCCACCACTTGACCCCGTCATCCTTGAACTCTACCGAGTCCTTTTTCAGCGGATTACCGATCATCGTCCATCTCCACAATCTCGGAAGTGGTCCGCATCACCATGCGGCACCGAGAACACTTGAGTTCAGGGTGCCCTGCACCCACGGTCTGCACGATCGCATGGCACACCGGACACTCGTGGTGCGTCTCGTAGATGTTGCCCTCGATCGTGTCACCGACGAAGGCAGGGGGGATCTCGATCACGCCGATGATCTCCAGGGGATCGGACTCGGCGGGCTCCATGAACTCGGGAGTCTCCAGCCCCACGTTCGCAGCGGGCTTCTTCGGCGCCTTCTTCGTTGCCTTCTTCTTGCCTCGCGCTGCCTTCTTGTTGACATCACCGGACATAGATGACTCCGTTCTTTCGAGATTCAGCCCGGTTCCGGGCCATCGTCTTCTGGATGTAGTAGTCTGGCGTGTCTGGCCCGGTCCGCGTCCTGCTCGGCACCCAAATGCCGGGGACCGTGTCAAACAGGATTGCCGTGGCGTTCCAGGCGTGGTCGTTCTTCTCGCGAATCTTGTCAGGCCGGTTCTTCTTCGCGTCCACCACCGAACTCGTGTGCCGCGCCCACCGAAGTTCGGACACCTCGGACGCCAGATACGGGGTCGCGTCGGTGATGTGGGCCTTCGGGTTCTTCGGGTCGCTCCAATACTCGCTCAAGAACCGCAGAGCCATCGTCCCGTTGACACCCTTGCGCCCCTGACGCATGTGGATGCCGTACTTCGAAAACTGCTCGTTGAGGGTCTTCAGCCCGTGGGCACCAGGGAGTTTCGCGGACATCATCTCCCAAGGACCGACGATGTACTCGATATCCTTCCAGTAGGGACAAGCCTTCATCCGGTTCGTGTGGCCGATCATGTCCAGGCACGGCTCGTACAATTCCCACACCGACCAGGAGTGTCCCTCGCCGTCGATGGCCCACACCTCGAAGGCCGACGGGTTGTCCATCCCGAAGTCGTACCCAGCGTAAAGACGCATTCGCTCGATCACGTCCACGTAGGGGATGACCTTCGTGTAGATCGGGCAGGTCTTGTCGGCAGCGAACGGGAACACCGGGTCACCGCCGCCGGCACCGTAGTTGATCTCCATCTCGGTCTGCCAGCCGCTGGACTCCATGCCCCCGACGTAACCCTTCGCCGCATCGACCAGCCACTCGGCGCCGTCGCGCTCCGGGTCTTTCGCGGGGTCCGCGGTGTAGTGTGTTTCCAACACCCACACATCCGACGGGGTCTTCCAGGACTTCATGCCCTTCGGCCACTCGATGCCCAAGATGTCCAGACCGCGCTGGACCGCCTCCGGAACCTCGTGGACCGGGTCTTCACCCGTCTCCGTCTCAAGCACCATCTGATTGAACGCCGACCCCGAATACACCGAGGAAACGTAGATGCCCCGGCCACCGCCGGCCATCGCAGGACGGGCAGCCACCATCGCAGGACCGAACTCCGGCTGGAAGGCGCACTCGTCGCCCACCATCAGGGAGAACGTGTACTGCCGGACCTTGTCGCCACCCTGCGGGATCGCGTGGATCACCGACCCGTACCAGGGGATGTCGGTCCCCTCCTGGGCGTGTGGGGGCTGCGGCGTAAATGCCAACCGGCCCACCAGGTTACCCTTGCCCACGGTGATGAATGGGTCTTGCAACCACCCCGGAAGGTGCTGGAGGATGAAGTCCATGCGCCCCGCGCACGGCTCCTTCGCCCCCTTCGACACCATGTCGTCGGCAGACTCCGCGTCCTTCGTCTGGAAGATCGTCCTGCGGTATGGACCGGACATCGTGTGCCACGTTGCGAACGCAGTCGTCGCCCACGAGAAACGCATCTGCCGGGACTTCGGGCAGGCCAGCAACTCGCAGGCCAGCATGTACAAGAACACCACGATCAGGTACTCGGGGGTGTCGCCCATCAAGTGCTTGACCGGCTTGTCGTGATCGTGAGCATCGTTGGTCTTGACGTGACTCAGATATCTCCAGAAGCCGCTGTCCGTATACCCCTTCTCGGGAGTACCGTAGAACATGACCTTCTCTCGGAGATCCCTGAGCCGCGCCTGATCCTGCTCACTCAGCGCCATGTCAGTCCTGGACCCCGGCGCTCCGCAAGGCGTCCAAAACCACACCCATCAGGTGCGCGAACCTGGACAACGTCTCGGTGCCGATGGGCTCCCGAATGTTGTCGGTCAGGTACTGGATGAACTCCGCAAATTCCTGTGCTACTTTCAGCATCGTCTTCCTCCTATTCAACAGTCAGATTGCTGGGCGCCGTCACATCATCGCCGCCCGCTTCGCCGCCGCCGCCAATGGTGATGGAATACCCGGTGCTCCGGTTGCCGTCGTCGTCGGTCACGTACACCCACGCCTGCGCGTCTGCCGCGAAACTGCCGTTGTTGGCTGTGACCGTGATGGATGTTGCTGACCACGCCAGAGGCGGCTGGATCTCTCGCACGGTGCTGAGTGCATACGTCGAGGCGTTGCCCAACTCCACCCGCGCCCAGGTGTTGTCGATGTAGGCATCGTCAATGAAGAACTTGTCGTCGCCGTCGGCGTAGGCGGCTCCATCCGTTGCGTTGTAAAAGCCGAGGGTGTGTATGCGGGGGATGGAGTTGTCTCCTGAGTCCTGGGTTTCCATGTCGTCCCGGTCGAAGATCAGGGTGCCGTCATACCACCAACGGATAGTGCCGTCTTCCACGTCGATTGTGCTGGCCTCAAATTCAAACTGGAACAGGTGCCACTCGCCTGTAGGAATATCATTCTCGTATTCGCGCCAACCCAAGCGACCGCCATCAACATAACCAGGGTCGGAGTGGCCGAAGATCAAGTTGACCCAATCATATCCATCGACCACAGGGGACAAGTCTCTCCCCGTGTTGACAGCCTCAGTTCTTACCGAAGCAT